TACAAAAACCTAACCAAGGTTGAACGAATGAATATTTTTATAAATATTTCTACAATATTATTATGTATATTTTGTGTGATCATTTGGTCATACTTAGTATATGTTCTAATCTCTCTAAGTTAACAAAGGAACACCCAAGGGTACAAAAATTCGTATTCCCTTGGGTGTTCTCAGGTGTTAATCTAATTTCCCCCAAAAAAAATTGCTCGGAAAACTCTAGGGCTACGCCCTGAGTTTCCCTCGAGCCTATTCAGGCTAATAAGGAAGCCACAAGTGGCTCCATAAATCTCTAAAAAAAATTCTTAGTCATACCCCATGCGTGTGCCAGGGGGGTATACCTATATACTATATATGCGGAAGCTAGAAAATCTCAGAAACTCTTGTTAACCACTGGGGGGCTAGGGAATATTCTAGTAAATGTACTAGGGAATACCCTAGGGGGTAGCCGTAAAAATCACTATGCTATAGATGTTAGACCCCCCTGGCAGTGCCTAATAACATTATACACCCCATAATCTCATTTGTCTATTGACATAATGCCGCATATGAAATTTAACCTCAAAAATCTATTGACAAAATCACCATTCGCCCCTATAATATATTTTATATATTATTCAACGGACACACATACACGCAAACAGCCAATAGGCAAACAAGGGTCATCACGAATAATAACTATATACTATGAAATTTGAGGCAAACATACCATCTTATCTTAGAACAGGGGCAGGAGTATTTCCTGTCAAAGACAAACCTATGCCAAAACGTATGGAATCTAGTAATTTCTACGAGATGGCTAAACAGGGATTTAATATGCCAGTAGCAAACGAGACTAAGATGCCAGCATTTGCACCTGTAGGTGATTTTGAGAGAGGAGAACCTATGGATAATGAGAATTTTTTAGATAAGATGCAGGAAAATATGGAAAAACAGCCACCAGTATTAAATATCAGGCCAAATATGATGCCAAAGAGTGATATAAATCTGGATGCTGCACCTGTAATGCCAGAATTACCCCTAAGAAAAGTAACACCACCTAAAGAGATGGTGGCAGAAGCCGATGGTGAAGATGTTTTTATCGGCTAAAGAGTTACCATTTAAAGAATTAATGGAGATTATAAATGCAAACAATGGATTCTTCTATAACAAGGACTCAAAAAAAAAACTTGACAGATATGCAGGAAAAGTTCCTAGACGTTCTGTTTACAGAGGCACAGGGAAATCCAAGAGAGGCAGCTAGGATCGCTGGTTATTCAGATCACAGCTACCCAAAGGTTGTTCGTAATCTCAAAAAAGAGATAACAGAGTTGGCGGAAACCCACTTATCAACGCACTCTGCAAAGGCAGCTACTAGGTTAACAGCCTTACTAGACGAAGACGGCACTACACCACAGGCAAGTATTCGTCTAGCAGCTGCTAATTCATTATTAGATAGGGTGGGTATAACAAAGAAAGATCAACTAGATATAAATATGAAAGCATTGCATGGAATATTTATATTGCCACCTAAAGATGATACCAATAAAGATAAAAAAGAGGGCTAAGACAATCCCATTTGGTTTTAAACAATCGGAAGATCCGCAGTATTTAGAACCGATCAAAGAAGAATTAGATGCTCTCAAACAGGCGAGGGAATATTCAAAGACTTGCTCATTGAGAGAGACAGCATCTTGGCTACATAGGAAAACAGGAAGATATATATCACATGTCGGACTTAAAAAAAGACTCGCAAGAAATAGCACCACCGAAACCGAAAAAGATAATACGACAGAAAGCCAAGAGATCAGTCAAACAGATTCTAGCACGCACTCGTAAGAAGGTTGCGAAGAGAGAACAATCTCTACGTTCTGCAAAACGTGAGGCAGAAAATGTCAAGAATAAACTGTTAACCATAGATAAGGCGTTAACTGGTAAAGAGACACAACTACTTACAGAGGACATAATCGAGAGTGCTCCTAAGAATGTACAAGAGCATATCAGCCAACAGGATGTGATCTTTAAGCCAAACAGTGGCCCACAGACACAATTCCTGGCAGCCTCCGAAAGAGAGGTATTTTATGGTGGGGCAAGAGGCGGTGGTAAATCATATGCGATGCTAGTCGATCCGCTTCGATATTGCACAAAGGCTAATCATAGAGCACTCCTAGTGAGGAGGACTATGCCTGAGTTAAGAGACTTGATACAGAAGTCTCAACTATTATACGCAAAGGCATATCCTGGAGCAAAATGGAGAGAACAAGAAAAAGAGTGGCGATTCCCTTCTGGGGCAAAGATAGAGTTTGGTTACGCAGAAAACATGACGGATGCGTTAAGATACCAAGGTCAATCATACACATGGATAGGAATAGACGAACTTCCACAATATCCTTCGCCAGATATATATAATTTTCTAAGATCTTCTCTTAGATCAGTAGATAAAGATATACCTGTATACTTGAGGGCAACAGGTAATCCTGGTAATGTTGGTTCACAATGGGTACGAGAGATGTTCGTAGATCCTGCAGAACCAAACAGAGCTTTCAATGTAGGGATCGATACGCCTAATGGTAAGAAATATATTACCAGAAGGTTTATACCAGCAAAGCTACAGGACAATCCTTATCTGATGCAGACGGATGATTATTACATCATGTTGGCATCTTTACCAGAAGCACAACGTAAACAGTTTCTAGATGGAGATTGGGATGCCTATGAGGATTCGGCTTTTCCAGAATTTGATAAAAGAACCCATGTGGTCGAACCTTTTGAGATACCTAGAGGATGGTATAAGTTTCGTGCTGCTGACTGGGGTTATTCTTCTCCTGCTTGTGTTCTTTGGTTTGCTATTGACTATAACAATAATATATGGATCTATAGAGAACTATATACTAAAAAGGTCACAGCGGATCAATTTGCAAGACAGGTCATAAACCTAGAGAACGGAGAATACATCCACTATGGGGTCTTAGACGCTAGTACATGGGCAAAGAGAGGTGATGTGGGCCCAAGCATCGCAGAAACAATGATACAGAATGGATGCCGTTGGAGGCCGTCTGATAGATCACCAAAGAGTAGAATTAATGGTAAGCTAGAGATACATAAAAGATTAAAGGTAGTTGATAAGGAACCAGGTATAAGGATATTATCTAATTGTAGAAATCTTATTAGAACTCTAGGAACATTACCTGTAGATGATAAAAACCCTGAAGATGTAGATACTAATGCAGAGGATCACGCATACGATGCATTAAGATATGGATGTATGAGTAGACCATCACATCCTAAATTTGCAGATAGATTTGGTTCCTCTTTACAAAATACGTTTGAGGTATCAGATAATAAATTTGGTTATTGATATGAATAGAATTACGAGACAGTTATTACAGTATATAAATACAACCAATAGAAAAGCTAAACAACTTAGCCTTTCTAAAAATCTTATAAAAGAGGTTGATATAGGTGCTAATGGCACACAAGGGTATACTATAAAACAAGGACTCAATAGAGGTAAGGTATTACATGCCTCTAAATAAAAAAGGTAAAAAGATTAAAAAAGCTATGGTAAAACAGTATGGCAAAAAGAAAGGTCAATCTGTTTTTTATGCCATGGAAAATTCTGGTAAGTTAAAAGGTGTCAAAAAGAAAAATTCCAGAAATAAATAAAAAAAATTTTCCCTATGATCTAGTGATCGCATATTGGGAAGATATTGTTGGATCATGCGAGTGGTCTGATATACCAGATATAAAAAAAGCAAAGACTGCCATATGTTGTAGTTTTGGTTGGTTGGTAGAGCAGAATGAAAAGACTACCGTTATCATGGCTGATTTTATATTTGAAGATAGTGGAATCATAAAACAAGGTGGTGGCCACACAGTGATACCTACCAAGAATATAATAAAGATTAAGAAATTAAAAATATAACAGGAGAACAACATGAATACATTTGACCCAAAGGCTAAAGTTAAGCAAGGTCAGTTTAGTGATGCACCTGATGGGAAAAACCCAAACAGGGAACACACTAATATTGACTTTTCTAAACATGCACCTAGAAAGTATCAAGAGTTTGAATATGATGTAGATCAGCCAAGTGAGCCAGGATCTAAGCATGTAGATGATGCTGTATTTAGAATGGCAGACGAAAAGGATTATTAATGAACGGAAATGGTTTAGGTAAGAAAAGTAATTTTATACCTGAAGTTTTTGCAGGTGCTAATAATATTAAAAATAGAGAATTAAAAAAAGCAGCCAAGCAAAAATATACTATGGATGAATTTAAAGTTGAGAATATCAACTTTGGTAAAAATAAAAACTACGGACAAACGGATCTATTAAATACTAATAAATTATTTTAAATGACAAAAGAAAAACAATTAGATGAAGATCTAAAAAAAGCTGAAGAAAAAAAAGATGCAGCATTAGCTGAAGATCAATCTGTAATTAAACAAATAGGTATTGGTTTAAATTATAGAAAGGATCAAGGTATGGCTATATTAAAAGATAAATCAAAAAAACTTTTAAGTAAAGGTAAGAAAAAATTTTACGGACAAATAGATTTACTAAAAAATAAAATAGACTAGGAGGATAACAACATGATGAAA